GGTTATATACGGATGTGGAGTCGATAAATGAGATTGAAGGAATATATATGAAATTAAGATTTATTTCGTCTGCGCTGGCTGCCGCACTATTCGCCGCTACGGGTAGTTATGCTGCCGTTGTAGATGGCGGTACAATTCACTTTGAAGGCGAACTGGTGAATGCTGCCTGTTCAGTGAATACTGACTCGGCAGACCAGATTGTCACACTCGGTCAATATCGTACCGATATTTTCAATGCTGTTGGTAATACCTCTGCATTAATTCCATTCACCATTAAGTTGAACGACTGCGATCCTGTTGTTGCCGCTAATGCTGCCGTTGCATTTTCTGGTCAGGCTGATGCAATCAATGATAATTTATTGGCCATTGCATCCAGTACCAATACAACAACAGCAACGGGTGTCGGTATTGAAATACTTGATAATACATCCGCAATTCTCAAACCTGATGGGAATAGCTTCTCAACCAACCAGAACTTGATCCCCGGGACCAACGTTCTTCATTTTTCTGCACGTTATAAAGGCACCGGTACAAGTGCATCAGCAGGGCAAGCAAATGCTGACGCGACTTTTATTATGAGATACGAATAATCAAAACCACGTTGTTTTGAATTATATATCACGTCTTATAACAAAGTAATGTACCGGTTGTCTGAAGCGGTATGGTGGCAATGTAAATCGAAATCATGTTCACTTTGTATCATGCCGCTTTATTAAATGAAAAGGGAATGATGTGTTGTAAGAAACCAAAGCAATCATTTCTTTATATTTCTTATTTTTGCCGTCAGGAATACACAAGGCGTATTAACTATGATGACTAAAATAAAGTTATTGATGCTCATTATATTTTATTTAATCATTTCGGCCAGCGCCCATGCTGCCGGAGGGATCGCATTAGGTGCCACGCGTATTATTTATCCCGCTGATGCTAAACAGACTGCGGTATGGATTAGAAATAGCCATACCAATGAGCGCTTTCTGGTCAATTCGTGGATTGAAAACAGCAGCGGTGTAAAAGAAAAGTCATTCATCATTACACCGCCACTGTTTGTTAGTGAACCCAAAAGCGAAAATACCTTGCGTATTATTTACACCGGTCCACCGCTGGCGGCAGATCGTGAGTCTCTGTTCTGGATGAATGTTAAGACGATCCCTTCGGTAGATAAAAATGCATTGAACGGCAGGAATGTTTTGCAACTGGCGATTTTATCGCGCATGAAATTATTTCTCCGTCCAATTCAATTACAAGAATTACCCGCAGAAGCGCCGGACACACTCAAGTTTTCGCGATCCGGTAACTATATCAATGTTCATAATCCATCACCTTTTTATGTCACCCTCGTTAACCTGCAAGTGGGCAGCCAAAAGTTGGGGAATGCTATGGCGGCACCCAGAGTTAGTTCACAAATTCCCTTACCCTCAGGAGTGCAGGGAAAGCTGAAATTTCAGACCGTTAATGATTATGGTTCAGTAACCCCGGTCAGAGAAGTGAACTTAAACTAACCGAATCATCTGACAATATCAGAGCTAATTATGAAAATACCCACTACTACGGATATTCCGCAGAGGTATACCTGGTGTCTGGCCGGAATTTGTTATTCATCTCTTGCCATTTTACCCTCCTTTTTAAGCTATGCGGAAAGTTATTTCAACCCGGCATTTTTATTAGAGAATGGCACATCCGTTGCTGATTTATCGCGCTTTGAGAGAGGTAATCATCAACCTGCGCGCGTGTATCGGGTGGATCTCTGGCGTAATGATGAGTTCATTGGTTCACAGGATATCGTATTTGAATCGACAACAGAAAATACAGGTGATAAATCAGGTGGGTTAATGCCCTGTTTTAACCAGGTACTCCTTGAACGAATTGGCCTTAATAGCAGTGCATTTCCCGAGTTAGCCCAGCAGCAAAACAATAAATGCATCAATTTACTGAAAGCTGTACCTGATGCCACAATTAACTTTGATTTTGCAGCGATGCGCCTGAACATCACTATTCCTCAGATAACGTTGTTGAGTAGCGCTCACGGTTACATTCCGCCTGAAGAGTGGGATGAAGGTATTCCTGCTTTACTCCTGAATTATAATTTCACCGGTAACAGAGGTAATGGTAACGATAGCTATTTTTTTAGTGAGCTCAGCGGGATTAATATTGGCCCGTGGCGTTTACGCAACAATGGTTCCTGGAACTATTTTCGCGGAAATGGATATCATTCAGAACAGTGGAATAATATTGGCACCTGGGTACAGCGCGCCATTATTCCGCTGAAAAGTGAACTGGTAATGGGAGACGGCAATACAGGAAGTGATATTTTCGATGGTGTTGGATTTCGTGGTGTACGGCTTTATTCTTCCGATAATATGTATCCTGATAGCCAGCAAGGGTTTGCCCCAACGGTACGTGGGATTGCCCGTACGGCGGCTCAGCTAACGATTCGGCAAAATGGTTTTATTATCTATCAAAGCTATGTTTCCCCCGGCGCTTTTGAAATTACAGATTTGCACCCGACATCTTCAAATGGCGATCTGGATGTCACCATCGACGAGCGCGATGGCAATCAGCAGAATTACACAATTCCGTATTCAACAGTGCCGATTTTACAACGCGAAGGGCGTTTCAAATTTGACCTGACGGCGGGCGATTTTCGTAGCGGTAATAGTCAGCAATCATCACCTTTCTTTTTTCAGGGCACGGCACTCGGCGGTTTACCACAGGAATTTACTGCCTACGGCGGGACGCAATTATCTGCCAATTACACCGCCTTTTTATTAGGACTGGGGCGCAATCTCGGAAACTGGGGGGCAGTGTCGCTGGATGTGACCCATGCGCGCAGTCAGTTAGCCGACGACAGTCGTCATGAGGGGGATTCCATTCGCTTCCTCTATGCGAAATCGATGAACACCTTCGGCACCAATTTTCAGTTAATGGGTTACCGCTATTCGACACAAGGTTTTTATACCCTTGATGATGTTGCGTATCGTCGAATGGAGGGGTACGAATATGATTACGATTACGACGGTGAGCATCGGGATGAACTGATAATCGTGAATTACCACAATTTACGCTTTAGCCGTAAAGACCGTTTGCAGTTAAATATTTCACAATCACTTAATGACTTTGGCTCGCTTTATATCTCTGGTACCCATCAAAAATACTGGAATACTTCGGATTCAGATACCTGGTATCAGGTGGGGTATACCAGCAGCTGGGTTGGCATCAGTTATTCGCTCTCATTTTCGTGGAATGAATCTGTAGGGATCCCCGATAACGAACGTATTGTCGGACTTAATGTTTCAGTGCCTTTCAATGTTTTGACCAAACGTCGCTACACCCGGGAAAATGCGCTCGACCGCGCTTATGCCTCCTTTAACGCCAACCGTAACAGCAACGGGCAAAATAGCTGGCTGGCAGGTGTAGGTGGGACCTTACTGGAAGGCCACAACCTGAGTTATCACGTAAGCCAGGGTGATACCTCGAATAATGGGTATACGGGCAGCGCCACGGCAAACTGGCAGGCCACTTACGGTACGCTGGGGGTCGGGTATAACTACGACCGCGATCAACATGACGTTAACTGGCAGCTGTCTGGCGGTGTGGTCGGGCATGAAAATGGCATAACGCTGAGCCAGCCTTTAGGGGATACCAATGTTTTGATTAAAGCGCCTGGCGCAGGCGGTGTACGCATTGAAAATCAAACTGGCATTTTAACCGACTGGCGCGGCTATGCGGTGATGCCGTATGCCACGGTTTATCGGTATAACCGTATCGCGCTTGATACCAATACGATGGGGAATTCCATCGATGTTGAAAAAAATATTAGCAGCGTTGTGCCGACGCAAGGCGCGTTGGTTCGTGCCAATTTTGATACCCGCATAGGCGTGCGGGCGCTCATTACCGTTACCCAGGGCGGAAAACCGGTGCCGTTTGGATCACTGGTACGGGAAAACAGTACCGGAATAACTAGTATGGTGGGTGATGACGGGCAAGTTTATTTAAGTGGTGCGCCATTGTCTGGTGAATTACTGGTTCAGTGGGGAGACGGCGCGAACTCACGCTGCATTGCGCACTATGTATTGCCGAAGCAAAGCTTACAGCAAGCCGTCACTGTTATTTCGGCAGTTTGCACACATCCTGGCTCATAAAGGAAATTATCAATGAAGATAATCTGCAGATTATTATTGGCGATGGCATGTTTGTGTCTGGCAAACATATCCTGGGCTACTGTTTGTGCAAATAGTACTGGCGTAGCAGAAGATGAACACTATGATCTCTCAAATATCTTTAATAGCACCAATAACCAGCCAGGGCAGATTGTTGTTTTACCGGAAAAATCCGGCTGGGTAGGTGTCTCAGCAATTTGTCCACCCGGTACGCTGGTGAATTATACATACCGTAGTTATGTCACCAACTTTATTGTTCAGGAAACTATCGATAATTATAAATATATGCAATTAAATGATTATCTATTAGGTGCGATGAGTCTGGTTGATAGTGTGATGGATATTCAGTTCCCCCCGCAAAATTATATTCTGATGGGAACAGATCCTAACGTTTCGCAAAACCTTCCATTCGGGGTGATGGATTCTCGTTTAATATTTCGTTTAAAGGTTATTCGTCCCTTTATTAACATGGTGGAGATCCCCAGACAGGTGATGTTTACCGTGTATGTGACATCAACGCCTTACGATCCGTTGGTTACACCTGTTTATACCATTAGTTTTGGTGGCCGGGTTGAAGTACCGCAAAACTGCGAATTAAATGCCGGGCAGATTGTTGAATTTGATTTTGGTGATATCGGCGCATCGTTATTTAGTGCGGCAGGGCCGGGTAATCGACCTGCTGGTGTCATGCCGCAAACCAAGAGCATTGCGGTCAAATGTACGAATGTTGCTGCGCAGGCTTATTTAACAATGCGTCTGGAAGCCAGTGCCGTTTCTGGTCAGGCGATGGTGTCGGACAATCAGGATTTAGGTTTTATTGTCGCCGATCAGAACGATACGCCGATCACGCCTAACGATCTCAATAGCGTTATTCCTTTCCGTCTGGATGCAGCTGCGGCAGCCAATGTCACACTTCGCGCCTGGCCTATCAGTATTACCGGTCAAAAACCGACCGAAGGGCCGTTTAGCGCGCTGGGGTATTTACGCGTCGATTATCAATGAGGTACGGAGAATGAGAAGAGCACTCTTTAGCTGTTTCTGCGGGTTACTGTGGATTTCCAGTGGATGGGCAGCTGACCCTTTGGGAACGATTAATATCAATTTGCACGGTAACGTTGTTGATTTCTCCTGTACCGTAAACACTGCGGATATTGATAAGACGGTAGATTTAGGCAGATGGCCTACGACACAATTACTGAACGCTGGCGATACCACGGCACTCGTCCCTTTTAGCCTGCGGCTGGAGGGATGTCCTCCGGGTTCAGTTGCGATTTTATTTACGGGAACGCCGGCATCCGATACCAACCTGCTGGCTCTGGATGATCCCGCAATGGCGCAAACCATCGCCATCGAATTACGTAATAGCGATCGCTCCCGGCTCGCACTGGGAGCGGCGAGCCCGACTGAGGAAGTAGATGCAAATGGCAATGTCACACTAAACTTTTTTGCCAATTATCGAGCGTTAGCCAGCGGTGTTCGGCCAGGTGTGGCGAAAGCGGATGCGATATTTATGATCAATTATAATTAATATTATATTAATTCGTATAATTTGGCGTAGTCGATAAGCTCTACAATTGAATGCAAACCTAGCTTGCCATAAATATTAGATTTATGCGCACTAACTGTTTTATTGCTAAGTAATAACTTATCGGCAATTTCTTTATTAGATAATCCGCTAACCAGATAACGTAATATGGTCACTTCACGATTAGATAGCACAGTGACCGTTGAACTATTCGTACTACATTTATTGCTTTTTATATAGTTAAGCGTTTCGCTGGGAAAAAACGTGTATCCGGAGAGGATCATCTGAACGGCATGAAAAATATCATTCTGATCATTGCATTTACTGACAAAACCGTTAGCACCAGCTTGTATCGCTCTGCCAGCATAAAAGCATTCTGATTTCGATGATAAAAATAACACTTTCACTGTGCTCTGGATTTGTTTGATCCTTTTCAGGAAGGTAAAACCGTCTGTTCCGGGCAAGTCTATATCCATAATGATTAAATCAACAGGACGGGTTCGGAGATAATCGATGGTTATGCGGTAATCATCCGTTTTCAGGACAATCTGCAATTCACTGTTTTTTTGCAACAGAACTTCAATAGACATTCTGGTGATAGGATGAGTATCCATAATGATCACCGACGTTGGTTTCATAGTTACCAGTCTCATAGGAGCGGACAATTTTCCGTTAGGGCGGTAAATTGTACTTTGATACATGAAAATACGGGTTTTCTTGATTCAGACGCGCAGCGGTGTGTGTTTGTTTGCCGCTATAGCGAAATAAATCAGAAAATCAGACGCGGTCGTTCACTTGTTCAGCAACCAGATCAAAAGCCATTGACTCAGCAAGGGTTGACCGTATAATTCACGCGATTACACCGCATTGCGGTATCAACGCGCCCTTAGCTCAGTTGGATAGAGCAACGACCTTCTAAGTCGTGGGCCGCAGGTTCGAATCCTGCAGGGCGCGCCATTACAATTCAATCAGTTACGCCTTCTTTATATCCTCCATAATTCCAGAGTGGGACATATTTGGGACATTATCACCAAAAATGTCGTCTATTTTCCTCGCATGCTCTGTCAAATGATTAGGCGCAAGGTGAGCATACCTACGAACCATTTCTATGGACTCCCATCCGCCCATTTCCTGAAGCACTGATAATGGGACGCCTGACTGAATCAGCCAGCTTGCCCAGGTGTGTCTGAGGTCATGGAAACGGAAATCTTCAATTCCTGCACGACGACAAGCTGATAGCCATGATGTCTTGCTGTCGATGCGCATCTTCCTGACCGCAGGCGTTGATGTTCCATCTGCTCGCTTAGCCGCCTTGGTATGTACAAACACCCATTTGTGATGCTTGCCTATTTGATCACGCAACACTTTACAGGCGGTATCGTTCAGCGCCACACCAATGGCGCGGTTTGATTTGCTCTCTTCTGGATTCACCCAGGCAACTCGTCGCTGCATGTCGATTTGTTGCCATTCCAGATTTATGATGTTCGACTTTCTCAGACCAGTTGCCAGCGCAAACTTGACGACAGATTTCAGTGGTTCGGGGCACTCATCAATAAGGCGTTTTGCTTCCTCCTTTTCCAGCCATCTGACTCGCTTGTTTCTGACCGCTGGTATCTTGATGACAGGCGCTTTTTCCAGCCACTTCCAGTCGCGTTCTGCAGCACGGAGAATGGCCTTTATCATGGCAAGATGCTTTGCCTTTGTCTGGGTTGATACTGGCTTTGGTTCATAAACAGGCAGTTCTTTACCTTTCCTGATGGCGGCCTGAACTTTCTGTTTCCATATTTCTTTCGTCTTTCTGTTATGCATTCTGCTTACAGCAGAGTAAATCTTTGCCTCCGAGATATCTTTAAGCCTTATACCCTCAAAATGTTCAAGCCAGAACTCAATCCGGCTTTTATCTGAATCGAGAGATTTTTTATCAGCTTTTTCCTCAAGCCATCTTAGGCAGGCCTCTTCAAAAGTGACATCAGGTAAATCCCCTAGCTTTTCTACTCGCCAGAGTTCTGCTTTTCGCTTGTCGTGCAACTCCTGAGCTTGCCGCTTGTCCTTTGTGCCAAGAGATTCCTTAATTCGTTTCCCGCCCGGGAGCGAATACGAGGCATACCATATTTCATTTCTGCGGAAGAGTGACATTTTCTTTCCTCTGTTATGCCATCACCCGCGCTCACCTGGACAGTATGCAGCGGAGACTGAAGCGCCGCAATGCAGGCTTGCCGTGTTGTGAGGTAAGGAGATTTTGGCTTGGTTGGATCTTTACGTGTTGCCTGTAGGCGGCCTGTTCGTATCCAGTTGGTGGCGGTTGGTCTGGATATCTTAAGAAACTGACAGGCCTCATCGAGTGTGAGGCTGTATGATTCCATGGTTACCTCTGCTTTTTGAACGCATGTCACGTAACTTCTTAATGTGTTCTGCCGTTTCGATCTCTTCTGCTATCCGATCTGCATCAGCTTTATTCACAGGTTCAAAGTCATGATTAAAGCGGAACATGCTGGCGATACATGTTCTGCCTTTTCGGATGTAGTGAACTTTGTTGTGGGTAGAACGCAGGATTTTGCAGGGAGTGCCGTGGTGGTCGACGTACCAGGTGTTAGGAAAAATGATTCTGAACATTTTTACACCTCAGTTGGACGATGTTGAAATTTGCTGCTTTGAGGCCATCACAATCCCCATTGTTTGTTCTTAAGTTCGATCTCCTCCTGGCAACTTGCACAAGTCCGACAACCCTGAACAGCCAGGCGTCTTCGCTCATCTATCGGATCGCCACACTCACAACAATGAGTTGCGGATACAGTCTGGTAGTTCAGACGACGCATTTTTATTGCTGTATTGCGCTGTAATTCTTCGATTTCTGATGCTGAATCAATGATGTCTGCCATCTTCCATTAATCCCTGAATTGTTGGTTAATACGCTTGAGGATGAATGCGAACAATAAAAAAGGAGCCTGTAGCTTCCTGATGATTTTGCTTTTCATGTTCACCGTTCCTTAAAGACGCCGTTTAACATGCCGATCGCCAGGCTTAAATGAGTCGGTGTGAATCCCATCAGCGTTACCGTTTCGCGGTGCTTCTTTAGTACGCTACGGCAAATGTCATCGACGTTTTTATCCGGAAACTGCTGTCTGGCTTTTTTGATTTCAGAATTAGCCTGACGGGCAATGCTGCGAAGGGCGTTTTCCTGCTGAGGTGTCATTGAACAAGTCCCATGTCGGCAAGCATAAGCACACAGAATATGAAGCCCGCTGCCAGAAAAATGCATTCCGTGGTTGTCATGCAGCCTCCCGACGGGCAAGAATCCTTGAGCCGAACGCCATCAACTCTCCACGATCAACAGTCGTAAAGTGGCAGTGTGTACGGGGGTATGGGTGCCAGATAATGAGCATCGAGCCTTTATTATTTCCACTGACGGGTTTCTCAGTGAGTGGGTTAATAAATGCCAGTCGTCCTGCCGTGATGAATCTGACCTCACTGGCGGTTTGTATCGCTTCATGAAACCATCCGACAGATGTGTCAGCAGGCAATAACATTACACATCCCACACTACTGAATTTGTTTTCAGTGGCTGCCTTTTTCACAAAAGGGGAAATATTGCTGTATGGTGGATTCAACCAGACATAACCAGAGGCATATCCCATTGCTTCAGGCCATGAAGTGGTTAATGTGTTCTGCTCCTGTGAGATAAAAAGCCGACATAGTCGGTTTTTTTCGCTGGCGGCAGCATCAAGTTGAAAAACGAACTCTGCATTAAGCGCAGCAAAAATCTCTGGTGGTGTGCGCCAGCTGTCGCGATGTTCGGCAGGAGTATTGCTTCCGGTGAAATCAGTCATACAGCCCCCGTTTATTATTTATCTCCTCAGCCAGCCGCTGTGCTTTCAGGGGATTTCGGATAACAGAAAGGCCGGGAAATACCCAGCCTCGCTTTGTAACGGAGTAGACGAAAGTGATCGTGCCTACCCGGATATTATCGTGAGGATGCTTCATCGCCATTGCTCCCCAAATGCAAAACCAATTTCAGCCAGTGCCTCGTCCATTTTTTCGATGAACTCCGGCACCATCTCGTCAAAACTCGCCATGTACTTTTCATCCCGCTCAACCACGACATAATGCAGGCCTTCACGCTTCATACGCGGGTCATAGTTGGCAAAGTACCAGGCATCTTTTCGCGTCACCCACATGCTGTACTGCACCTGGGCCATGTAAGCCGACTTTATGGCCTCGAAACCACCGAGCCGGAACTTCATGAAATCCCGGGAGGTAAACGGGCATTTCAGCTCAAGGCCATTGCCGTCACTGCATAAACCATCGGGAGAGCAGGCGGTGCGCATACTTTCGTCGCGATAGATGATCGGGGATTCAATAACATTTACGCCGGAAGTGAACTCAAACAGGGTTCTGGCGTCGTTCTCGTACTGTTTTCCCCAGGCCAGCGCTTTAGCGTTAACTTCCGGAGCCACACCGGTGCAAACCTCAGCCAGCAGGGTGTGGAAGTAGGACATTTTCATGTCAGGCCACTTCTTTCCTGATCGGGGCTTTGCTATCACGTTGTGAACTTCTGAAGCGGTGATGACGCCGAGCCGTAATTTGTGCCATGCATCATCCCCCTGTTCGACAGCTCTCACGTCGATCCCGGTACGCTGCAGGATAATGTCCGGTGTCATGCTGCCACCTTCTGCTCAGTGGCTTTCTGTTTCAGGAATCCAAGAGCTTTCACTGCTTCGGCCTGTGTCAGTTCTGACGATGCGCGAATGTCGCGGCGAAATATCTGGGAACAGAGCGGCAATAAGTCGTCATCCCATGTTTTATCCAGGGCAATCAGCAGAGTGTTAATCTCCTGCATGGTTTCATCGTTAACCGGAGTGATGTCGCGTTCCGGCTGACGTTCTGCAGTGTATGCGGTATTTTCGACAATGCGCTCGGCTTCATCCTTGTCATAGATACCAGCAAATCCGAAGGCGAGACGGGCACACTGAATCATGGCTTTATGCCGTAACATCCGTTTGGGATGCGACTGCCACGGCCCCGTGATTTCTCTGCCTTCGCGGGTTTTGAATGGTTCGCGGCGGCATTCATCCATCCACTCGGTAACGCAGATCGGATGATTGCGGTCTTTGCGGTAAATCCGGCATGTGCAGGATTCGTTGTCCTGTTCAAAGTCCATGCCGTCAAACTGCTGGTTTTCGTTGATGATGCGGGACCAGCCATCAACGCCCACCACCGGAACGATGCCGTTCTGCTTATCGGGGAAGGCGTAAATTTCTTTCGTCCACGGATTAAGGCCGTACTGGTTGGCGACGATCAACAATGCGATGAACTGCGCATCGCTGGCATCACCTTTAAATGCCGTCTGGCGAAGAGTGGTGATCAGTTCCTGTGGGTCGACAGAATCCATGCCGACACGTTCAGCCAGCTTCCCAGCCAGCGTTGCGAGTGCAGTACTCATTCGTTTTATACCTCTGAATCAATATCAACCTGGTGGTGAGCAATGGTTTCAACCATGTACCGGATGTGTTCTGCCATGCGCTCCTGAAACTCAACATCGTCATCAAACGCACGGGTAATGGCTTTTTTGCTGGCCCCGTGGCGTTGCAAATGATCGATGCATAGCGATTCAAACAGGTGCTGGGGCAGGCCTTTTTCCATGTCGTCTGCCAGTTCTGCCTCTTTCTCTTCACGGGCGATCTGCTGGTAGTGACGCGCCCAGCTCTGAGCCTCAAGACGATCCTGAATGTAATAAGCGTTCATGCTGAACTCCTGAAAATGGCTGTGAAAAAATCGCCCGCGGAATGCCAGGCTGATTCGGAAAACAGGAAAGGGGATTAGTGATTCAGACCGTTGCCGCGTCCGTCGAGAAAAACTTCCACGAGCAAGTCACGGGTATAAGTGCGCTCAATGCCGCGATGCAGATAAAGTCGTCCGCGTAAATTAGCTGATGCAGTCCAGGTACCATCTTTGCGTTTGACCAGCATTTCTGGCATGACCGCACCGCGATTAACGGTCTGCGTTCCGTAATGTTGATGAACCATAAAAACTCCTGCCCGTAAGCTGGGCTGCTGAACATATAAAGACTTCTGCGCGTATTCAGGCGGTGGATGGCCGCCGGTTGTCATAACTAAGCCGCCTCGTTGAAGCGACTAAGGTATGAAATGTTGAGTTGATTTCAGCTGGTCACACCGACGTTCACGCGTCCGTTTCATCCCTCGCACTCCCCGAAGCCTGCTGAAATTCAAGCTGCGGATCTAAGCGGTCATCGCAACGGTGAATCAGGTAGTTGCCGTATCGTTGTGTTGTTGCGATGAACTTATTTAAAACTATAGTTGTTTTATCGTCAACAACAAAAGTTGTTTTATTGGTTGTTTTAGATATAACTGGTTGTATTTAGGATGGATTTATTTTGTGACTTGCATCGCACAGCGATAACTGAAGCGAGGTCGTGGTGGTTTTTTGAACGGTTTGTGTGATGAGGGGAGGCAAAAGAAAACCCGGCACGACGGCCGGGGAAATCATTTCGCATCTACAATAAATAACCTGTTTATCTGGCCTTTTTTAACAGTAGCCTTTGCGGTTATAGTGAATACTGCAGATGGATCACCTTTGGTTGATATATATGCACTAAGAGCTCTAATATACGGGTTATTCTTCTTTCCTGCAGCTGGATCGCTAATTTCAGCAGTGATTCTCTTTTTTGAGTCATCACCATCTAAAATTATTTTAGCTGTCATATTTTGTGCATCAAATTCTGTAAGAAAAGCACGATACTCACGAAGACCGAGAACTTCATCATCATCAAGCCTATCAATTTCAGCTTTATCTCTCTCGTTAACTTTTAGAAGGCAGCCGTCAACATTTGTTGCAACACTTATCTGATCGCAAGTATTACCAATAGGTGATACTGCCTGCCTTACAGAGGGGCGAAGCTCTACAGCCATTCGGTCAATCAAAGAGATCAACTTATCAATGGTTCCAGCATCCTTGTTTCCTAGTGCCTCTATGGCCTTTTCAAGTGACTGCTGCAAAGCTTTCATTTCATCTTTCTTGTTAGAATTTCTCGCAAAAATATATTGTAGTATTGCGCCAAGTATAGTTGCGGCGATCCCCGAGAACAACTGGTTCTGAGTGGCGAAGTTAAGAACTGCTTCAAGAGTAAAGCAGTTAGCTTTTGCTTCGCGTGCGTAAACCTTAACTTCCTGATAATTAATGTATTTACTATATTTTTGTGTAACAGAGAAAGAAGCTGCTGTTGAGAGAACTTTAGAAAAACCCTTTAGGGATTCTCCTAGGCAGTTCAAATCTATTTCATGATTTAAAGCATCTTTTCCGTCATACCTAAGAGAGATTTTTATATCCTGTAAAGCGTCACAATCCATAAATCGCTCTCGTCTAATTCTAATTAAATTTACTATCCCCTAAACGACTCATCAGCACAGTACTGATTATCCATGTTTCCTGTACGTCTGGGGCATGCTCCCAATAACCTTACCGAAGATGAACACCCGGTTCATCTCGTCTTTCTCGATCGGGTCCCACGGTGAGTAGCTCTTGTTATCAGAGATAACCAGCAGCTTATCCTTCATCATTTGCAGGCGCTTTACATGGGCTGTGTCGTCGTACAGAAACGCATAGATACCATCACCGTCGAAAGATTTAACCGTGATATCAACGAACAGCAGATCACCTGGTTCGATCGTTCCTGACATGCTGTCACCACGCACGTTAATGATGCGGATATTTTCCGCCTTCCTACCATCGAACATGTGACGAGCATCGTCAAACGAGTACTCAACCGAGCGTAGAACTTCTACAAACTCACGGTTGATGACTCCCGGCCCAGCACTGACTTCTATATCAAGAACGTCAATCTTGAAGTATTTGGAATGGCTGACAGTTGATTGTATTGGTTGCACTGTACTGTCTGACATATTTCCAACGCCAGAAGATAACCATTCTGCGCGCACACCCAAAGCGTTCGCGATCTCCACGATTTTAGTTGTTTGATTAGCTTTCCCTGTTTCGATTTTCTGAATAGCAGCCTGGCTAACCCCGACTAAATCCCCAAGCGCCTTTTGTGTAAGGCCTCGCGCTAATCTGGCTTCTTTAAGTCTTTCTGAGAGTGTTGTTTTCATAGTCCAAATGTACAACCAAGGTTTTATTCCATCAAACGAAAATGGTTGTTGACTAAAAACAACCATAGTTTTAATCTTGATTCAAATTAACCACGGAGGTTGTTATGAACCCAGCTATCAAAACAGCGATCAATATCGTTGGTTCACAAAAGAAACTGGGCGCTGCTTGCGAAGTTTCACAGCAGGCCGTCTATAAGTGGCTTCACAACAAAGCAAAGGTATCCCCTGAACATGTCGGCAGCATTGTTACGGCTACTGGTGGAGTAGTGAAGGCATACCAGATTCGCCCGGATCTTCCGAAGTTGTTTCCACACACCGAAAAGAACGCAGCTTAAATTTCCATTTCACGCTCTTTAACAATAAGCAATCAACTTAACAGTCAATTCAAACTAAAGGAGTCAATTATGCAACCACTTACATACCAACAGACTAGCGGATTTAGCCCGACTGCGGTGATAAATCGTTCTCAAACAAAACAGGTGCCAGGCCACGAAAAAATCCGTGATGCCGTCCGCGCCTGGTCTGCTGAAGATAATCAGGATGTAGTTGCCGCACTCATTGTGAATGAGTATCGAGCACAGGGCGGCGGCACCATCGATTTTCCTGATGATGTCAGTCGTGCACGCCAGAAGCTGTTCCGCTTCCTCGATAACAAATTCGATTCTGAAAAATACCGAAATAACGTGCGTGAACTGACCCCGGCAATTCTGGCGGTACTACCGCTGGAATATCGCGGCCACCTGGTTGAGCAGGATAGCTTCATGGCTCGGCTGGCTGAAATGGAAAAGGAACTCAGTGAGGCAAAGCAGGCGGTCATTCTCAACGCACCACGCCACCAGAAACTGAAGGAGATGAGTGAAGGCATTGTGTCGATGTTTCGAGTGGACCCGGATCTGGCTGGTCCATTGATGGCGATGGTCACCACCATGCTGGGGGCAATATGACAGGTTCAAAAATGGCGAAAGTCGGTCTGCGGGAACAGAACCGACTTTCAGGTGCAAATCGTAACACACTCATTGCGGGAGGAATTATGGCAAACACTGCTGAGATATTCAATTTTCCAGTGCCGGATGCGGCACAAAAGGAGCCGCGCGTGGCAGATCTCGATGATGGTTATACGCGCATTGCAAATGAGTTGCTGGAAGCTGTAATGCTGGCCGGATTAACACAGCACCAGCTTCTGGTCTTCCTGGCTGTCATGCGCAAAACATATGGCTTTAATAAAAAACTGGATTGGGTGAGCAACGAGCAACTTTCCGAGTTGACCGGGATATTGCCGCACAAGTGTTCTGCTGCAAAAAGTGTTCTGGTAAAGCGTGGGATTCTTATTCAGAGCGGGCGGAATACCGGCATTAATAATGTGGTCAGTGAATGGTCAACATTACCCGAATCAGGTAAGAAAAATAAAGTTTACCTGAAAGAGGTAAATTTACCTGAATCAGGTAAAAAAAGTTTACCCAAATCAGGTAAAGACGTTTACCCGAATCAGGTAAACACAAAAGACAAACTAACAAAAGACAATATAAAACCTTTTTCGTCCGAGAATTCTGGCGAATCCTCTGACCAGCCAGAAAACGACCTTCCTGTGGTGAAACCGGATGCTGCGATTCAGAGCGGCAGCAAGTGGGGGACAGCAGAAGACCTGACCGCCGCAGAGTGGATGTTTGACATGGTGAAGACCATCGCGCCATCAGCCAGAAAACCGAATTTTGCAGGGTGGGCTAACGATATCCGCCTGATGCGTGAACGTGACGGACGTAACCACCGCGACATGTGCGTGCTGTTCCGCTGGGCATGCCAGGACAACTTCTGGTCCGGTAACGTGCTAAGTCCGGCCAAACTCCGCGACAAGTGGACCCAGCTCGAAATCAACCGTAACAAGCAACAGGCAGGCGTGACAGCCAGCAAACCAAAACTCGACCTGACAAACACAGACTGGATTTACGGGGTTGATCTATGAAAAACATCGCCGCACAGATGATTAACTTTGACCGTGAGCAGATGCGTCGGATCGCCAACAACATGCCGGAACAGTACGAAGAAAAGCCGCAGGTACAACAGGTAGCGCAGATCATCAATGGTGTGTTCAGCCAGTTACTGGCAACTTTCCCTGCGAGCCTGGCTAACCGGGATCAGAATGAACTGAACGAAATCCGCCGCCAGTGGGTTCTGGCTTTCCGGGAAAACGGGATCACCACAATGGAACAGGTTAACGCAGGAATGTGCGTAGCCCGTCGGCAGAATCGACCGTTCCTGCCATCTCCCGGGCAGTTTGTTGCCTGGTGCCGGGAAGAAGCATCCGTTAACGCCGGGCTGCCAAACGTCAGCGAGCTGGTTGATATGGTTTACGAGTATTGCCGGAAGCGTGGCCTGTATCCGGATGCAGAGTCTTATCCGTGGAAATCGAACGCGCATTACTGGTTGGTTACCAACTTGTACCAGAACATGCGGGCCAATGCGCTGACTGACGCGGAATTACGGCGCAAGGCTGCCGATGAACTGACCTGTATGACAGCGCGAATTAACCGTGGTGAGACGATACCTGAACCAGTAAAACAACTTCCTGTTATGGGCGGTAGACCTCTAAATCGTGCACAGGCTCTGGCGAAGATCGCAGAAATTAAAGCTAAGTTCGGACTGAAAGGAGCAAGTGTATGACGGGCAAAGAGGCAATTATTCATTACCTGGGGACGCATAAGAGCTTCTGTGCACAGGACGTTGCCGCGGTAACAGGTGCAACCGTAACCAGCATAAATCAGGCTGCGGCTAAAATGGCGCGGGCAGGAATCCTGGTCGTTGATGGTAAGGTCTGGCGAACGGTGTATTACCGGTTCGCTACCAGAGAAGAACGGGAAGGAAAGGTGAGCACGAATCTGATTTTTAAGGAGTGTCGCCAGAGTGCCGCGATGAAACGCGTATTGAGGGTATATAAAAGAACATCAATGGGTACACAATGATGAAACAGGTGAGTTGATTTCAAACTGTAGTACAATTCTCTCCAGTTTGAACAGGAAAGAATATGCTATGAACTCTTATATTTATCTTGGTGGTGCAATACTTGCAGAGGTCATTGGTACAACCTTAATGAAGTTTTCAGAAGGTTTTACACGGTTATGGCCATCTGTTGGTACAATTATTTGTTATTGTGCATCATTCTGGTTATTAGCTCAGACGCTGGCTTATATTCCTACAGGGATTGCTTATGCTATCTGGTCAGGAGTCGGTATTGTCCTGATTAGCTTACTGTCATGGGGACTTTTCGGCCAACGGCTGGACCTGCCAGCCATTATAGGCATGATGTTGATTTGTGCCGGTGTGTTGGTTATTAATCTATTGTCACGAAGCACACCACATTAAAAATAATTTGTTTCTAAACGACTAAAATATGGAGGCTCTTATATTTATATGAGCCTCGTTTTATGCTTTTTGTTAATGTCTTTATTTTTTTATGTGTTCTTTTTGTGCTTTCAAGATTATGGCGTAAGAAAATTGCAATACGATTATTGTTGTATATTCAAGATAATGTGACCTTAATTGTCTTTTT